CTTCTCTCCACCTAGGTGATGAACCTAGGAACAGCCCGTGGGTACCGTCTTAACTAGCCGGTACCCATACTACGCGATAGCCCCCGACCACGCCCCTCATCGCAATGCGAGCATTGTCGGCGAGGTGGCGTGGAGAGGGTGCGTAGGTGGATAGAGCAAGAACACATACGTCCGAAAAACCCGAGAGCCGAACCGGAAGGAACGGCTCTGGGGCGTAGGCGCGTACGTATCTGATGCTATTCCTCTGGCGCGTAGACCAGAAGCCCTGATGATCGTGAATGACGATATCTCCCAAAAACTCAGGCCCACGACACCTGCGAAGGTGTATGGGAAGAGAATCAAGGAGTGTTCGCCACGCGCGGTGGACGGCGGGCCATCGGGCAACCATATTATGGCTGCACGATCGCCTTAGCCCATTCATCAGAGATATAACCTCCTGCGGCTCACACGGCGACTTTTTCAAATAGTGCGGACGAACGTCAGCACCGAGGAAGAAGTCACCACCACAGGACTCACGGAAAGGACCATCAACGAAGCTTTTTCTTTCGTTAACAGTCAGCCCGCAATAGGTTAGGATAGCGATCACTTCCTTTGCTATATGGCTTGGACAGATGATGTCGTCGCCATATGAGAAGACGTCTCTCCCGATCTCACCACCGCAAGCGGCAGCGAGACTAAGAAAGATGATTGTCTCCAATTCAAAGGTGAAACCATTCCCCATAGAAGAAAACTTGTCAAGGAATACCCACTTTCCGTCGACAAGTGTGAAAGGTGAACGAAGCTCACTGAGCGCCGCAAACCAATCACGGGGAAGCAGAATCTCAACAAGATTTCTGCAAATGGTATCGCTCGCGTTGGAAAGGTCCAGGGTAGAGAGCGAACCATCCAAACTGGCCTTACGAGCCAGAGCGGTATGGATACTCTTTCCCTGAGCTAGGTTTACTCCAGCAGTGAGCAGCCTCTGTTTCATAACTCGGCCAAGGCCAAGTTGGAAGAAGAGGTTAATCGAGGGTTCAACGGCGATGCCGCGATCCCTCGTTGAGTCCTTCGGAACCGTTGTGAAACGATTCCCACGGACGCGCTCGGGAGACCTCCCAACAAAACACACATTCGACGCCCAAAGCGTACCGGTCCATGGGACCAGCCAGCTCCAGGCGTTTGACGTGTAAGTCGGACTGGAACTCATCTTATCTGGGACCGTAATCAACGAACCCCTATC